CCGGCGTGCTTGATGTTGTCGCTGCGGGCTGCGTGCCGCCAATTGACTGAAGTATCTGCTGGAGACTAATCATCAGCGCACCATCTGGACAATGCCATAAACTATAAAGTTAAGGTGGGAAGCGATAGACGAACTGACGCCAATGGTCCCACCCTTTTTGACCGTAATTCCAGAGCCCTGAGACTGAGCCTCGATGACCTCTACCGCGTGGCCTGACACTGTTTTATTAAATACAAGGGCAGTCGCGGTTCCGTATGTTGTTCCATCATCATCATGATAGACGTGATAATTGACGTTATTATTCGTGATGTTGCAGATTTGGATACGAGTAATTTCGGTTGTCGCGAGAGCGGTGTACAGCGTCTGCGCCGTGGTCGTGGCCGGGAAAGTCGCCCCTAGTTTTCCGCCAAAGAGCGCGTATCTATCGGACGCCATGAGTCTTCACCCTCACATCCATTGCCATTGCCTTTGAGAATCCGCTGGAGATAGTGGCCCGGAACCGATGGAACCTGGCGCCTGCCCTCACATCGAACGCCCCGTCATTGTTGATTGTCTGCGCTGATGACCATGATACGTCATCAGTCTGGCGGGCGCGTGTACCGTGCTGAATCGTGATGGAGGCACTGCCGCCCTCAATGATGGGGCGCACTTGGTCAACGTAGGATGCTGTGCCGGGGCCTGCATCCAGCTCCTTAGTCTCAAGAGTAGCCGTCAAAGGGGTTCCGTCAAAGTTGCAGGAATTGTGTGAGGTATTGAATGCCCCCAAGCTCAGAGCCCCGCCCTGATAAGCGGCGCTATCCAGAGACGCAGTGAGCGCGTCGAGGCTTGTTGAGATGGAATCCAGACCCTCAAGCGTGTATCCGGGGGATATAAAGGTGAAAAGGGAGTTGGCTTCCTGCTCCGCAATCGCCCAGCTCCCAGACTTCCAATGATAAATGAGAATCTTGTTAGGAGTGCCCCCATTGTTACCTTCTCCCGGATAGCTCCACATGGCTATTGACCGCTCTACATCTGCCGCCGATGTAATGCGGTAGGTGTAGGCAAGGTCCAAGTCTTGGAAGAATGTCTTGGCTATCTTCTGCGTCCCGATGTTCTGGGACTGCTGGCCATCAAAGGCATAAATATCATCATTGGAAATATAAAAAATGACATTTCCTGCATCGCATACAGCCCCATGCGCTATTGCTCCACGCTGGCGCTCCACTGCGTAGAACCCGAAGATAGTGGGCGGACCTTCACGGTCCATCCGCATAATTCCTCGGTCCCTAAAGATGTACCCAGTAGAGCCGCCGATGATTCTGCGGATAGAGCCAAAGTTCCCTTCCAGCTCCTGCTCGTCGGCCTGGTTGTTCGGAGTCCCCGTCCATGTGGCCTCATCACCAAAGGCAGACCATCGGACTGTGTTGAACCGACTCGTCCCGTCATTGATGTTGCCGAGCACCACGAAATCGCCCACAACAGCCACGCATCGAGCCTTGGGCGGGCTTCCACCTAATGCTGCGAAGTTGGCATTTCCCATCGTGATGATTTGTGGGTAGTCATCCCAGTTCGTGGCGATAACTTTCTCGCCAAACTTTGCAAAGTCCCAGCGTTCATCAGAACCCGTCGTATACGCGCCACCGACCAATCTACTAGCGTCTGTCCATGTCGCGGTGCTCAGGAGGTAAAGCTTTGTGGCGTCCCCGGCATAGACATAGTTGTTGCCGTCAGACCCAGAGACAGAGATAGCCCCTCTAGCGTATGCGCTTAGCGGGGTTGTAGAGGTCGCCTGAAGCGATGGGAACGGATAGTAGACACCGCCCTCATTGATGACATTGTTCACAAGCGTAGCGCCAGGATTTCCGAGGCTAGCTTGGTCCGGCAGGTAGTCACCAAATGTCAGGCGGATGGTCGGCATCAGAGCAGGTCGTCCAAGGTCAGCGCCTTCAGTTCGTCAGGCGTATTAGCCGCATTTATCTTAGGGCTCTGCGGAGCATTCCTGAGCTTGTTCTTCTGCGCCTTAATCTGGTTCTGCTTCGGCACGTCACCGTCTTCCAAGGCCTTCATGAACTCAGCATCAAGCGCCACAAGCCGCGCGTCTCTCTCGGGACGAATCAAGTTCTTCTTGATTTCCCGCGCCTTCGGCATGTCGATTCTTATTCCCATGTCCATGCGTCCCTAAATGTTCTGTCGGCGGGGATTGCTGAAACATCCACGATTTCATACGGAGCGCCTGCCGGGACATCCTTTTGCGCGAGTTCTTGCATAGTATGTTCAGCAAGATACTCATCAGTTGGACTTACGACACACACCCCGCCCGTTTCGCTTCTGTAAATTATTTTGTTCATGTAAGTGTAAGCGCCTACCTAAGAATAGCTAAGAACAGATACGATTTGTCGTTATTTGACGCATCTAACGTGCTGTTAGCACCTGTTTTTGACAAAACCCTAACGCTTCCCGTGGCGGGGATTGACCCTGACTTCGACCCAAACGTGTCCCCGCTTCTTGTGGTTGATGAGTCTGTAGTGATGGTGGTCGAGCACAAGACTGCATAGTTAGCATCCGGCATGGCGGTGGTGAAGTTAATTGTGTAATCACCAGTCGCATGGTCCGTAATGCTTGATACGTTTCCGCTACCCCTTGATGCAGGGGTTCCTGTCCCATCAAAACTTACCCAAGCCCGACACCCATAAGCGGTCTCGACGCTGCCATATCCGCTATTGAATTTCAGGTTTTGCGTTGAATCCAAAGACAGCGCAGCGGTTCCGCCTGTCGCTGCATTGATAGTGTTGGCGGCAAAGTAAAATCCGGTGTCAACATCGCTGGATGGCCCGACTGATGGGGCACTGACCGTGCCGTCAGCAGTGGGGAATTTGCTTGGATTGATAAGGTCGAACTGCGTCCCGTTGTAGACGATGGTATACATGCGCCCGGAGACGATTTCCCCACCAATACAGGCCGCACCGCCCGCATAAATGTCCTTCGCGCCATTGCCATCAATGTTGATGGTGGCGGCCCCAGTATTGCTTCCCCCGGCCTTGAAGGTATACAGGTCGCCTTGCGCGTACCCTGTGACAGTCTGTGACGCGCCCAGAACGATAGTGTTCGTGCCAGTCGTTGTGTTGTAGCCGTCCGTATCTTGTTTATAGGCGGCAATCGTAAGAACCCCAGTGGGCAAAGCTGGGTTAATGAGCTGGAACTGCGTCCCGTCATAGACAACGGTCACAATCTGTCCGTTGGTGATTTCTCCGCCAGTCAGAGCCGCGCCTTGGTAGTAAACATTCTTGGCCCCAAGGCTGTCCACGTTCAGCGTGGTGGCCCCAGTGTTCGTGCCACCAGCCTTGAATGTGAACAAATCGCCCTGAGCGTAGGCCGTCATGGTCCGGCTTGCGGATAGGGTTATGGTGTTGGTCCCCGTGCTAGAGTTAACGCCATCCGTGTCGTAACGATAACGAGCTACGGCGGCCATGACCTCTCGGGCAGCATCATTGACCCCGGACGGCGGCATGCCCTCAGGGAAGCCGTTAGGCGCAGCAGAGTTATTGCTGCCGGCTGATACGTTCCAAGTCTGTACGTCACTCATAGGGTTTTACCTGAAGCTGGATACTGACCGGCCCTTGATACTGCCGGCTACGGAAATACTCTTGGGAGGCCATTGCGGCGGCCTCCTTGTACTGCGCTGCCCACCCTGCGGCCTCCTCGCTCATGAGGTAGCGGTTTGCCCAGAACATCGAGCCTGAGAGGTATACATCCGGATACTTTGTCAGCAGCCAGTTCGTGGTGTTTGACACCGACAGGGCCGAGACGCCAGGGTAATAACTCAGCTCGTAGGCATAGGCGGAGTCCGGCGTTACGTCGAACTGAACCACATCCGAGATGCTGAAATACTTGGGCTTGCCGCTGGCCGACCGGCTGTACTGCTTAATCTGGTCTGGGGAGACATAAACCAAAACGCTCTCAGGGTCTGCCGTCAGGGTGAAGGCGTCCATCTCCTGAAAGTCCGCAGGCAGGGAGAGGCTATTGGTTCCTGCGGTCAAGGTTCCGGTAAGGCGGGTCTTGTTGCCTCGAACCCCGCCCATGTTCGGGGAGGTTCTGGGGAGGGGCTGGCGCTTGAACAGGGACTCGGCAAGGGCAATGAACTCCGAGGCCTGGGAGGTCGTGAGACTCGACCTCGCTAACCAGTTCTGGATGGCGCTCTGGAGTTCGGAATAGTTCGTGATTGCCATTTGTCGATAATCCCATCCAGCCGCTTTCCGGCTTCCTCTACATTAGCAAATTTCTTTGCTTGACAAAGCCCCTCCTTGATTATAAGCGTTCTGAGCGGGGAATCCACAGAAACCTCACATGCGGCCTCAATGTATAAATCTACCGATTTAGTGACATAGGGCTTAAAGTTGTTCCACGACCGCATGGTTTCCGATTCCAAACTAATCACCGGCACTTGAGCCGCCATGGCTTCCCAAACGCTTACCCCTCCGCAGAGCGGGAAGGTATCCAAGTAAACATCCATCGAGCCTAGTGCGACTTCAGGGCGCTCTATCCCGCAGGCGATAATGTTCTTGTGCACCCTAGGTAGGTCGCCTCGGCCATAAGCCATGAAGACCCCGCCTGTCTTGTCCAAAATCTTCCCGACTGTTTCGAGGTATTCCAGAGACATTTTCTCGTAGCGGGACAGGCATCCAAAAATAAGGGGGTGCTTTCTAGGCTTAGTCTCTATCTCCCGAAATAGGGTCTCATGCCGCATCGGAGACGGGACCATCTCGAAGGACTCCACCATCACATCCTGCGTCTCAGGAATCAGGGTCACATCAGCAGGGAAGAGCTGGAAGCCTGGGGATAGATACATCTGGACGGGAGCGGTCCTGAGCGCAAACAGGGCCAGCGGAATGGCTGTATAGGTCTCGGCAAGCAGCGTCCCTATTTCGTCCATCTCGCAGGCGGCCCGAATCTGGGAGCAGATTTCCAGTGGGGAGCCCGTGAAGGCCCTGACCGTGTGCCCCATGGCCTCTATGTCCTCCA